TTGTATATTTGTAAACTATCGGTGTCATGCTTGTTCTCCTATGTTAATTATAGCATAGGCGGCAGAATTTGTAAAGCGGGATGATGCCCGTAGACCGCTATAGTTATTTACCTTTTTTAGATTCTGCGTCATGTACACGTTTACGCAAATTGGTACTACTGAAACTATGATCACGCCCATTAAAGATAATATCAATACCGCGCTTATAACATGCTTCATCACCGGTAAACTTTTTACCTTCATATTCAACACCTAATACACGCACATTCAATGGTAGAATTAATAGTAAATCAACCAAATCTTGTTCAGTTTGATATATTACCACTTCATCAACATAACGGCATGCAGCTAGTTGAATTTGACGTTCTACAATACTTTGAATAGGTTTATTTTTTGTATCTGGGCGATCAATTGTAGGGTCAGTTTGTAATCCAGCAATCAAATAATCACAATGATTCTTTGCCTCACTCAACATTGCAATATGTCCTGCATGCAATAGGTCAAAGGTACTAAAAGTAATACCTATGCTTTTTCCTTGTTCTCTTAATTCTTTAATTTTACTGAATATCATCTTTTTAATATCTCCATAATTTTATTTTGCTCTTGCTCTTTGAGCCATTCATTTTCTCCGGCAAACGTGCCACTAGATTGTAATGCTTCCTCTATTTGCCATTTGAGTTTATATAAGTCTTTCTTTGCATCAAAGCTCACCCAACCAGTATTGTGATGATCCATTGCCTCATGTCGTATAGCCCAAATTTGATGAGTTATAGCATTCATGTCCCAATTTTTACGAAGTCCCATAAATCACCTACAGTCACACCGTCTGCCCTGATAACAGTTACCATTGCAACTGTTAGGTGGCATCTTGCTGATACAATAAAATGCCATAGCATAAAAAATCACTACCATAAGAATGAATGCTAGTAACCACATTATTTGCAACCTTGCCTTGCAATTTGATAGAACTCTGCACGTGCGGCTGAATCAGTTTTGAATCCACCACCTAAACGACTTGTAACAGTTGAACTACCTGTATCTTCTACACCTCTGCTAGATACACAATAATGTTTAGCATCAATCATTACCGCAACATCTTCTGTATCCAAAATGAATTGCAATGTGTGAAAAATTTGTTCTGTTAAACGTTCTTGAATTTGTGGGCGTTTGCTAAAGTATTCTACGATACGATTGATCTTTGATAGACCAAGTACTTTATCTTTGGGTACATATGCAACTGTTGCAAGACCGTCAATCACAACCAGATGATGTTCACAATTACTTTGTACATTAACATTACGCTCACATACCATTTCATTGTATTTCATTTTATTGTCAACTGTTGTGCATTTTGGGAATGCCTCATAATCAAGTCCCCAAAAGATTTCATTGACAGCCATTTTTGCCCAACGTTTAGGTGTTTCAATAAGACTATCATCAGATAAATCAAGCCCTAAAGTTTCCATGATACGTGTCATGTGACTTTCAATAATATTGATTTTATCTTTTCGGTCTAATGTATTCGGGACCATTGGAGTTTCAACACCCATAGCTAACAAGTGTAAATGTACTTGTTTACCTAACTCCGGGTCGCATTTTGTTTTATTATAACTCATAAGATAACCTTCCTTTGTGATGGTTTGTTTTTGATATTTTGTAACCGTTGTGTTACATCTTTATTTAGCTTATTAAATAGGTATTGTAGGAAAAGGCCATGCCTCTGATCCATTGAATACTGGTCTTGGTTCTAATTTAATATCTTCTTCTAATATATTATAGTCTTCATCATCAACAATGTCAACCTTAAATGGCCCATAAAGGGTAACAATGTCGCATTCTACTTGCCAATCATGTTCACCATCATATAACCAACCTATGCCACCTTCACCCCAGGCATCTTCTATTTCTTGTTTTTCTTCATCGGTGAATGATTTATCAAATTCAAAATAACAGGCGCATAGGTCGTCTAATTCACAACCCCAACCCAATTGACTATCAACTGATATTTCCTTATCAGTACTGTAAATAGGATCATCGATATCTTGAAAACCTTGTCCCCAACGATAGGTTTCAGTTACATCCCATGTTCTGAATGTACCATCTTCTAATTGTTTGTACACTTCATAGTAACATTCAACTGATTTTTTGTCACGTGGGGTAATACGATATAATTTTGTCATTCTGTACTTTCTTCTTCTGGTATGTCATAATCTTCACCACCGTGTTCTACGCACACAGTTCTAACCCATCCGCCTTGAGTAAGTGTAGGCCAGTTGGTAGTAGCAGGTTTTCCGCACTCTTCACATGTGACACCTGACATTGATTCTGCCATAGTAACCATGCCACGAATATAGTCATCACCACCGGTGTAATAAAATCTAAGTGTACCAAACTTTTCCTTGACTTGGTCAAGTGTTACTTGCGATACAACTTCACCATTACGATTGCTCCAATCAATGTGATTTTGAATATTACCCATAAGTTGATTTAAAATTTGAAACCAACCATCACCGCATTCAAAACCCCAACACATACAAGTTTCAGTCATAGGTGCATTACGATTGACCATCATCTTTGGATATACCTTGCAAAGATATTCATCTAGTTCTTGTTTCATTTTGCTTTAGTTTTGCTTGATTTCTTTTTAACTTGTTTTGCTTGATAGTCTGCAATGGCATCTCTAACATCACGTGCCAATGCCTCATCATCCCATTTAAGTTCTGTTTTACCATTCTCATATGTAGTAACAGTAAGATGACTACCTACAATTACTTTAGGCCATTCAGAAGTGGTTGTTTCTGTTTTCTTTTTACGAGTAGCCATTATTCTTCCTTAAAGTCAATCACGTTGCCGTCATCATCTGCACAAATGATACGTACTGTATCACCTGCCTCATTTTTGATTTCAATTGGACCCCAAATCCACCATTCTGTATCACCTTGGCTCCAAGGATCGTCTTCACGTTCTTCTAATTCATATGGACTGTTATCATCAAGAAATTCTTGAATTTCTTCTTCAGCCTCTTCATCAAGTCCTTCAATTTCTACATCATACCAGCAACCGCCATCAAACATTTCGTTAAGCTCAACACTTTCAATATTGTTGACTTCACAGTTACACATATCAATACTGTCTTTCTTACCATCACCACCGGGAACTTCTACAAATTCAAATTCTGGAGGATTGTCATCTGATGTTTCTACACTCCATTCACCATAGCGAAATCCATTCACTACAGTTACTTTGCCGTCACCATTTCTCTGATGATATGTTTCAACTTCTTGACAAGATTTTTTATAATATGTGCTAACAGTCCAAATTGCCATAATTTATTCCTTAATATTTACTTTCTCTAGTATGTTTACGATAGTCTGTTGACATACGTAACCATTGTTCACCTTTACCCTCAATGATATCAACAATTCGATCAATTGTTTTATCTGTCCAGTTACTGATATCACCGGTATTATGATTCCACTTTAACAATGTTTTTAGTTTAGTCATTGCGTCATCTAGACTCCAGGGAATGTAAAGTCTAGTGTGATCATTGGCAAAAGTTTCCGGGAAACTTCTATAAGCAGGATAAAGAACGTTACAGCCCAAAGTATCTGCCTCACTGACTGTGTTGCTAACCCAGTCTTGTAAAGCACAATTGAACAACACACGAGTGTCATTAAGCAAATCATAGTAATCATTTTTTTCTAAATCCTCATAAATTGTTAATAGACCCCGTTGTTGCAAGTCACGTGTACGTGCCATGTAACTGTCGTTGTTGCTTTTTAACTTAGCACCACTAAAGATACAGAATTCTACTGGAATGCTATCACCATATTGATGATTCCATTCTTCTATCAAATCCATAAAGAAGTCAGGTTGCTTTTCTTGATCCCATCGTGCCGCAAAACCTACTCGCATTGTACGTTGATCAAATGGCTTCAATGGGCCCAATACACGACTACGAACTTCTTGCTTTCCAAATGCTAGTCCTGATATATTATAGATCGGAGCTTCCCAGCCTGCAATCTTCATGTGCATTACCATTTCTTCATTGCTTGCAAGTACGCCATCAACAAATGAATCAACCATACGCTCATAGTGACCCATGAACTTACTCATACCCCATACATGTACGAAATCATCCGGATCGATTGACTGAGCAAGACAGCGGACAAATATACGAGGACGCATATTACTAGGGACTTGATTAAGAATGTACGGCAAACTTTCAATGCCCGGTTGAAACATGTCTTCAAAATAAATGACATCCTCATTAGTAACTTCTCCTGCTTTCATTTTAGCAACTAGATTCATCAACTGACTCATACCGTAGTATGTACGACCATGTGCATCTAGTACTTGTCCTGTAACAATAGCTTGATCATTACTTAATGTTTCGCCTGTTACCAACTCATAGTTGATACCTCTACGCTTAAAGACAGTTTCATTCCAGTCTTGTAGTTGTAGAGTATAACGAGCCTTATAAGGCTCAAGTCCCATGTAATATAATTTACGCATTATCTACGTGCATCCTCTGCCCAACTGTCTTTAGCATATTTGCCAGTCATGTATTTGTTAAACTGACGAAATACATAACTGCGCATGTCATACAAAGTAGCCTCATCATACTTGTATCCAAAGTCTTGACAAAATTCTAAATATTTTTCTAAATCATCAAAAAGTTGATGGACTCGTGGATTAGATTGAAATGCGGGTCTTCCCATTTTTATTTTCCTATTAAATAGCCAATGATTGTAGTGGCTTAGTTGTGTTATAAGTAATCGTAGCACCATTCTCACCATCTTCTGCAACGGTGATTTGAATGTCACGATCGGGGTAACGAGTTGCAATGATCTGATATAAATCATCACTGATCATTTCGCAACTCTTGTTATTCAATTCAAGTACACCGTCTGAGTATTGATTCTCAAGCCAGCGTTTGAATTGAATGAACTCAATATCACGGTTGTTATGAAGTACTTCAATAGCAACTGTGAAGTGAAAGATATGACGATGTGGCATACCTAAAAAACTTACATCATATTCATCACCTGTCTTTAGTGATGGGTCGTGATTTGCATCATAGTATGCGTGAATACCTTCTTTACGAAAGGTAACCCAGATCATACGCTTAGCCGCATTGCTGATGCGTACTTGTCTTTCTTGTAATGCCATTTGTCGTTGTTCGTCCATGTTGTTTCCTTAATTGTGTTTATGTTTATTTTAATTGAATTCAAATAAATCTAAGTTAGGAACTATTTTTTCTTTCACTTTAGGTTTAATATCTTCAATGATTTTGTTCATAAGTTCATCTGAATCTTCAGATTCTTCTGTATCTTCATATACAAAGAACTCATCAAATTTAGTAGATGCATTGACTGTTTTCTTA